CCGCCGGCTGGCGGATGCCGAAGTCCGCGAACTGGTTGAGCGTGATCTTGACCTGACCCGTGTCGGCCTTGGTGTACGGGTCCACGACCACGTCCGGCGCACCGAACAGGCCGAGGACCGCCATGCTCCAGTCGCTGGAGAAGGCCGTCATCGAGCAGACGGTGGTCGAGGTGCCCTTGGTCAGATTCGACGGCACGTTGTTCGTCACGGCCACGCGATAGCCGTTCACCGCCGTCTGGCCGGGCTGCCAGATGTAGTCGAGGTTCGTGCCGCGCTGCACCTGCTTCGCGCGGCCGCGCACCTTCGTGTTGGTCAGGTAGCCGGCGAGGCGATCGGGTTCGGCGTTGGAGTTCGCGCACGCGCTCTCCAGATCGACGAACTGACCCCAGGCCACCGTCGCCCCGTTCGCGCCGGCGGTCGCCGTCGAGATCGAGGCCGTGTTGCGCAGGCCGAGGATGTTCGGCGACGTGCCGTTGCCGTTGATCGCCTGATTTTCCAGCAGGACCGCCGCGCCCATCAGCAGGTCGTCGCGGATCATCGGCTCCAGAGCCAGGGCCGACTGGATGATCGCCTGCTTGGAGACCTCGACATAGGCGCCGATGCGCTTCGGCTGAAGCGTGAGCTTCGCCGTCTGCGGGTTGGTCTCGGCGGCGCTGCCGATTTCGGTCAGCATCGCCAGCGAGCCAGCAACCGCCTTGCGCGGGATGTCGACGTTGCCCGACAGGCCCGGCAGGATGCGCACGCCGAGGCCGGCCATGACCATCGAGTTGCGCAGCGCGTCCACGTACAGGTCGCCGCGGAAATCGGTCGGGACGAGATTGCCGGCCTCGGTCGCCGTGCCGACATTGAAATCGCGGCGGAAGACGTCGAGCGGCAGGTAGAAGCCCTCGGCCTCGCGACCCATCATCTTCGCGATCGCCTGCGAGCATTCGCGCTCGAAGCCGGCCTTCGACCAGTCTCCGAGAACGACGGCCTGGAGGGCGCGGCCGATCGAGTACCGCTGCGCTTCCTTCCTCGTCATGCCGACATGCATGGCGGAGGTATCGGAGTGCCGGCTCTCCATCTGCGACATGATGTGGTCGCGGAAGGATTCGACGGACTTGCCGTTCCGGATGTGATTCGCCGCATCCTGGGCGCCGAGGTACTTCGAGTACTGCTCGTTCAGGTCGAGGATGCTGCGGACGCGCGCCGACTCGATGTCGGCCGGCGAGGGGATGTTGTCGGTCATCTTGACAGTCCTTTCGGATTTGATCTGAGGTTCCGGCTTCGCCGGAGGTTCCTCGGTGGCAGACAGCACGGGTTCCTGCTCGTCGGCAGCGCGACCGACGCCGACCGATGCGTCGGCCGGGATCGCGACGAGCGACAGCTCGTGCGGTTCCCAGTCCATGACGCGGACGGTGCCGTCCTTCGCGCGCTGCTCCATCTTGTGGATGGCGTAGCCGACGCTGACGTGGCGGCGGATGCCGTCGACCACGTCACGAAACGCCTCCTCGGCGCGGGCAGAGCGGCCGAAGCGCACGACAGCGCGCCCCACCCTGTCCTCGTCGATGGAGGCCCGCTCGACAACGCCGATGTGCTGGCGCGGATCGTGGTCGAGCAGCAACGCGCCGCCACCGTTGAGCCTGCCGAGGCGCACGGATGTCGGGGCGTGGTCGAGGATCTCGGTTCCGAAAACCCGCTCATACGGCTCTTCGGACGAGAATGCGATTTCTACGGTGCGCGCCTCTTCGTTGACCGCCGCGCGGTCGAACGTGGCATTGCGCTGGAAATTACCGGCCATTGTTCGGGCCTCCGTTGTCTGTTTCGGTGTCGTCTTCTTCGTCTTCCGGCCCCTCGGCCTCGATCATCGTGCCGCCATTCGTCGGCTCGATCTCGACGCCTGCGGCGCGCATCTTCTCGGCCTCGCTCGCAAGCTCCGCGAGGATCTCGTCGAAGTCCTGGCCGGTCTTCGCCGCGATGCGGCTGCGCGAGGTAAGGCCGGCGGCGAGAAGCTCTTTCTCGGCCTGGGCGTCCTTGAGCGGATCAACCCACTGCCAGCGACGGCCGAGGAAGCTGGAAGCCTCGGCGAACTTGGCGAGCCTGTCCGCCGGGAGAGCGCGGCCAGTCTGCGTGAAGCGGATGTCGCCGCGCAGAAGCGCGGAGGCGAGCCACTCGCGGTACACCGGCAAAAGGAAGCTGTCGATGAACCACGACTGGAGGATCTGCCACTGGTCGCGCGTCTCGATCGTGCCGGCGCGCATGCTGCTGTAGTTGACGGCCTCGAGGTCGCCCGCGAGAGTCGGATAATCGATGTCGAGGCCGGATGCGATGCCGCGAAGGCACGCTTTGATGAAGCTGTCGAAGTTCTGGTGCGGATAGTCTGGATCGAAGCTCTGGAAGTCGTAGCCGGCGGGAAGCTCGAGCATTTCGCCCGGCTCGACCTGCATATTCAGCGCGCCGGCGATCTGTTGGTCGGCCAGCTGCGACACCGCCTGGCCGGCGTAGCCCGCATCTTCCGCGCCGCGCTTGAAGAAGCCCATTTTCGACGCGCCGACACGCGCGGCGACGACTGCGGCCTCCTCGTAGGAGTGCAGCATGTTCATTCGCAGCAAGACGGCGTGCATCCACGTTACGCCGCGCACCTGCTCCGCGCGCTCCGGCAAGAACAGGTGCAGCATGTCGCGCGCGGGAATGCGCTCGACCATCGGGCGCGTCGAGCCGTAGGTCTCACCGGGATGCGCGACCTTGACGTGGTAGGCGATCGGACGGCCCCGGCCGTCCATCTCGACGCCCATGCGGATTTCAGCGTTGCCGGGCAGCTTGCGGTTCAGCCCTTCGTCGAGCCGGTCAGCCTCCAGAAGCTGGAGCGCGATGCCGTTCGGCAGATCGCGGCCGCGCACGATCTTGACCAGCGCTTCTCCGTCACGTGCGACAGCTTTGGCCACGATCCGCATCATATGTGGCAATGTCGAGCGGCCGGCGATGTCGGCGCGCTTGCCCCAAGCCCACCATGCGGTTTCGATGATGCCATTGGCGGCGCTGTCGAGGACGCCGCTCTGCGTCAACGCGCGGACCTGTAGCGTCGGGCCGTCCGCGCCGACGATGTGCGTGGCGACGAGCGACAGGAAGCGCCGTCCGTATTCGTGGTTGTTGGCGAGCGCTCGCGCGCGCGAGCGCAGGATCGCGAGCGACTGCTCTGCGTCGTTGTTCGCGCTGCCGCTCCATGTCGTGAGCGAGGCGGTCAGTCGATTGATGCCCGCGCCTGCGTATCCTGCGGGCATCGAGCGACGCGCAGGCGCGCGGGCGGGTTCCCGCTTGAACCACGCAAGCGGGTTGAGGCTGACCATGCGGTGGCCTCCTTAGAGCCTGACCTGGAGATTGAGCGGCGACGGCCGACCGCTGTTGATGCGGTCAGCCGCCTCTTCGTTGGCGACCTCGCGCTGCCAGAACTGAAGCAGCTTCATCATTTCGGTGATCGTCTCAAACTCGACGTCGCGGCCGGCGATGCTGTAGCGCTTCACGCGGCCGGCGGTAGCCTTGAAGGTGGCGAGGGCGGCCTTGAGATCGTCCACCGCTTTGCGCGCTTGCGTGCGGAAATCGTGCGGCACGAGGTTGGCAAAATCGCCGACCACGCGCAGCGTGCCGCGGCGCACCGTGTAGCGCTCCGCGCCGAGAGCGACATATCCGGCGTACTGATACTCGCCGGGTGCCCATGTCGCGGTATCGGAGGCCAGCACCTCGATCAGATGATCCGCGCCGGATGCGGTGCCGGTGACGTCGTAGTGATCGGCGGCGTTTCGGATGCTGTAGGACAGAACCCACCCATCAGACGCGAGATAGTCGCCGAGCGAGATCGTGAACTTGATCGTGTCGCCCGCGATGATCTCGGTCGGCTCGGTCGTGGGGATCTCAGCGGCCATCGGTCATCGATCCCTGATGTGAAATGCCGCGCGCTCGACCAGCGTCTGCCCGTCGCTGGTCGTGACCTCGGCCTCGAAGTGATAGCCCTTGCCGGTCGCGCCGCCGGTAATCCGCACGCTCGCCACCGATCCGCTGACGCCGGCAGACGTGTGCGAGATGCCGCCCGGGTTGTGAGACCACGTGACGCCGGTCAGCGTCACGCCGTCGTCGAGCCGGTCGGCGAAATCGATCCCGTAGAGGATCGTCTCGTCCTTGTCCTTGTCGGGCCAGCGGATCGTCATGGCGACGCTCAGTTCTGGATGCGGATGGTCGAGGCGGTCAACGTGAACGTGCCAGAGGTCGTGGAGACGTCGGACCCGAAGTCAATGACGGCGACCAGCTCGTCCGCAGACGACGCGCCGCCGCGCGACTTGTAGACCACGGCCTTGCGGGCGGTGATCGTTGAGGACGACCACGACGTTCCGCCCAGCACGATCTCCTGCCGATCGTTCGTGGTGTCGACCGCCGACACCGTCACGGTGATCGTGTTGCCGCCGCTGGTATAACCGCCGCCGGCCGCGACCTCGTTCGTGACGTCCGAGCGCTTCGTGTGCGTGTCCTTGTTTTCGGTGTAGGACGACGTCGTGAGCAGCACCTTGAAGGTGTCGGTGTCGCAGTCGATGTTGCCCTTCGCGAGATCGTTGAAGAAGGACGTGTAGATCAGGCTCGCCATCTAAGGTCTCCTTATGCGCTGCGAGCCAAGCGGCCCGCGTCTCTGGATAGCGGCCTGCGCGGCGCGCTGGTGCTGTTGCCGATGCGACCGACAGCAACCGAACCTCCGGTGCGGCTGGCGGCAGGGTCGAACTGACCCGCGATGCCCTGGCCGGCGCGAAGGCTGCTGATTACCGTCAGCGTGGCCCCCGACACCGTCTGGCCTGCGCTCGCCGCACCAGCGATCAAAGACGCGGTGGCATCGAGCGCCTGCCCGGACACATCCGCGCCTGCGCCAGCGACACCGGCCAGCAGCGATGCCGTCGCGGCGAGCGTGGCGCCGCTCGCAGTCTGCGACGCGCCTCCGGTTCCGGCGTTCAGCGTCGCCGCGGCGGTCAGTGTCTGACCCGCAGCCTGAGACGATGCGGACGCAGCGCCGGATGTCAGCGACGCGACGACGGGCAGCGTGGCGCCGGTTGCCGTCGCATTGGCGGATGCTGCCCCAGCGATCAGGCTCGCCGTTGCGGTGATCGTGGCGCCCGAAGCGGTCGCATCCGGCGCGGATGCCGTGCCGGCGATGAGGCTCGCCGTCGAGGTGAGCGTGGCGCCGGTTGCTTGCGACGCGGCGGACGCGGCGCCCGCCAGAAGGCTCGCAGACGCAGTGAGCGTGGTTCCAGCGGCCTGACTGGCCGCCGATGCCGAACCGGCCACCAGCGAGGCTGTGGCGGGCAGCGTGACGCCATTGGCGGTGGCGTCTCCGGTGCCGCTGGCCTCGCCCGCGATGAGCGACGCGGTGGTTGTGAGCGTGGTGCCGTTGGCTGTTGCGTCGCCGGATGCTGCGGCACCGAGCAGACCGGCAAAAAGGAACGTCAGCCCTTGTATTCCTGGAGCCGCCAGAGCCGCGCCGCTTGACGCGCCGAGCGGCGCGGAAGCGAGCGGCGAAGAGCCGAGCATTACTCGCTCGCGGGTTCGTCAGGCGGCGCGGGCGGTGGCGCGGGAACCTCGCGCCATGTCTGCCGCAGCGCGCCGTCGCGCATCTCAGGCTCGACCTCAATTAGCATCATGCCGGGCGCGGGGCGCCAGCGAGGCGTCGGCAGCACAAGCGGGATGCCCGCGCGCTTGAGCGCCTCGATGTTGGCGCCTGCGGGCAGAGATCCGTCAGGATTGAGCAAGAACTGCTTCACGCCCATGATATGACCCTCACCCACCCGTCGCCGCCGTTGCCTCCGGCGCCGGATGCGAAACCGTTGTCGGATGCCGCGCCGCCTCCGCCTCCGCCTCCGGGCTGCGCGCCATTACCGCCCGCGCCCGTGGCTTGGCCGGTGGCGTAAGAGCCGCTACCGCCGCCGGTTCCGATCCGGCGGTCAAAGAAATCAAACGCGGTGCCGTTGCCGCCTGCGCCGCCGGATGCGCCGGCCGTGCCGCCGAGAACGTCGGCGTAGACGGTTCCTGAAGCGCTGGCATTTGGCGCGCGGATTAGGCCTCCGTCCGCTCCAGATGCCGTAACCGTGCTGGATGCGGCCGCGCCAGCGCCGCCAGCGCCGCCCGATGGCGCGGCGAAGGTTACGGCGGTCCCGACACTTCCGGCGCCCGCATTGCCGCCCCCTCCCTGCCCGCCAGCAGCGCCATCAACCGATGTTACGCCGCGCGTAAGTCCTGCATTGGACACACTAGTATTTGTTCCGCCCGCCCCACCTGTCGCGAGGCCAGCGGAAACAAAGGATCCGAACGACGAGGTC